TTGGAAGAAATGCCATCAAGAACGTTCAGCAAGCCAAGTATCAATATCAGATTTTCTCCACGCTACACGCCCCATGGACGCTTTAACACTTTTGGGGAATTTACCTTGTCTCATCATACGCCAAATTGTTGTGTCGCTCAAGCTGGTGACTTCAATCACCTTAGCTTTACTTAATAGTTTTGGTTGTTCCATTATGCTTCTTCTCCATCTTTATTTTTTTAAAATATCCGGCACTTCAACGATTTTTAACTGTTCCGGTTTTACATCTTTATATTTGATCCAATACTGAACTATTTCTAACGCTTCTCCTTGAGTTACGGTTTCGCGCGTCTCCATAACCACATTCCATTCTCGTCGAAATTGGCATTCAAGCACAATATAGCGTTTGCCATCTATAACCTGTAATTCTTGTCTATCCATTCCGCTTTGGCCTTGGCTTCCCACTCAGCGGAGATTTGCTCACTCATATCGTTATCGCAATAATCTGTTGTGTTATCTGCGTGAGCGGGTAGAGTGATTAATGCGACGGCGTATAACATCATCACGCCGGTGATAATCGCCAAAAGTGCGGTTGTAATAATTTGTTTCATGGTAGTTTCCTTGTTAGTTAAAAGCTGAATTTGAGGTGTAAAAATCCGCCGCAGCTTAAAAAGTGCGGTCGGATTTTTGGGTGTTTTAGATGGTGGTTTCGACTTTGCCGAAGATTTTTTCGTTAAAGCTGCGGATATGCTTCAGTACGCGCCAGTTTGTTTCTGGATCTGCTTCAATGTCGACGGTGATACGTTTCACGACTTCGTTGAAGCGGCGTAGTGTGTTGCGATATTCAACAGCATTATCTCTTGCTTCGACGGCGAATTTTGAACCGATGGCAGCAAGCGGGCTGTAAAGCTCGTGCAGCAGGTTGTTGTTGCGTCGGAATGCGAAGCACGCCCAAGCGACGGTTTGCAGTTCATATTCCGTTAGCGTGACGGTATATGTCTTCTCCGGTTGCGGCAGGGCAAGTTGTTTCGGCTGTTGGGCTTCGCGGTCTAAAATATCCAGCACCCAGCGGCGGAAGTCTTTGGCTACTTTGGTGTGGCTTAACATGCCGATGAGGTGTGCGCCGCGCAAGGAGAAGATGCGCACTTTTTGGATTCCGCCATTTGTCCGCATATCAATAAGTGCGGTCATTTGTGGGGTGAATTCGTCGGCGTGGCGGTCGTAGATATTTTTGACCGACTTAAAAGGATCTGAATAGCCTAATGCTTTTCCAATCTCTGTAACCGTTAGCCAAATTTGATTGTTTTGATGAATAGCCGAAAGAGTTGTGCTTTGAAAAGTTAATGTAGTCATTCTGACTGTCTCCGTGTTTAAGTTTTAAAACTTCATCACGAGTAACGCCAATTACTGGTGATGAACTGATCAAGGTTGGCGTACCGTAACACGGTGTAAACGGCGATCTTTCGATCCCTCAACCAGTTCATCATTGACTACTTTTGAAAGGGGGGTATCAAATTGATGTACCCCTTTAAAGGGTTTGATTTGCTGATTTTTCGGCTATAAAAAAATCGCCATTTAGGCGACTATAATTTCTAACCGCCGTGTTATTCAGGACGCCAATCCCGACTTTCTGTTGAAAGTGGGGTTAGTTTACTGAATTGAGCGGTGGGTGTCAAATAAAAAATCCCACGTTGTAAAGTGGGATTTGAAATTTAGTGTTTTGCTGCTTGGTTAGCGAAGTATGCCCAACCTATCATTACAGCTGCAAATACTGCTAACCCGAATGTTAAGCCCATTATTGCACCTCCTCTTTCATTTTTCTGAATTTGCGACCTGCGAACAGACCACCATAAATCCCCAAGCAAAGCAGAATGCTGTTTAGCAATTTTATGAGGATTGGATCTTTGCCATAAAGAATAACAGGAATAGCCAAAATTGCAACTTTTGCCACATCTACCGAAAGTTTCGCCCAATCATCTAAGGTTTCTTTCTCAAAAGGGCGTTTAGCGATGTTCCACATTGGCTTACTCCGTTTATATTCAATCCTGTGGTTATCGTAGTGTGAAGTGGGGTGGTTGTCAATACTATGGCAACATTGAACCAATTAACGCGGTGGCGACTTGTTTTATCACATCAAAAGATAAATCAAGGCTTTTGCTTTGTACCGTTGATTTAACTTTATTCCACACGCTATCGTTGCGGATTTTATCTAGGAATTCGTGACCTTGCCAAGTGAGCGATAATGCCGCATAACTTATTTCATTCATGCTTGACATATCGACACTTTTAATTAAGCCCGCGTCTGTGAGCAATTTATAGTGATATGCTATGGTTTGGGTATCATAACCTTTGATTTCATTATCTTGTAACCAACTTGTGCTATCGGCTTTTTCTTCTAACTTTATCAAGATTTTTCGGATTAAATCCCAGTTACGTTTCATTTTATTTCTCCAAGTGCAGACACAAAAAACATTCGGTATAAATTATATGATGTCATCATCAGGTAAAAAAGCCCCTCGCGTGGAGGGGCAAAACCTAAGGAACCAAATATGAGTTGCATAAGTTTAAGCCCTCATGCTCGGCTGAGAATCCCATCAAAAGTGCGGGTAGTCATCCCAATTAAGTAAGCTCACTTGAGCGTGTCCGCCGTGACTAAATCGGCGCAACCCTCTTAACAATCCCTGTTAAGACCGATAAAGATTAATATTAATTGCCGCGACCGCCGGAACCGATACAATTTTGACCCGGTTATTCTAATTCCGTGACCGAGAATAGGAGTCTATAATACGGGCTAACAGCAAATTTCTTCCGATTATCAAAATCGCCATCTAACCAGATATAAATATCTATCCCATCGCTTTCGTTGTATAATTCCCATGCTATATGATTTTCTTGTGCTATATCAGATATTATACATTTTAGATCTTTATATTCTTCGCTTACCCAAGGTTCCCCGTCATCGGGATTTTTGGGCTTACCAAAACACCTTAGAGCGTAATTTATCAACCCAACAGAAAAAGAAAACCATAAAAACAAGGCAAAAATTATGGCAATGAAGAAAGTCATCATCGAAATGATAGAGAAAATACCTGGTGGCAAAAGTGCGGTAGCGGGTTTTCTTGGATTTTCGGAAGCGGAGCTTAACAACCGTCTTTACCAGACCAAAGGGCAACGCTTCAAAAATGAGGAGCTGATCGCATTGCAGGTTGAGTATGGATGCACTGATTTTATCGAGGAGCTTTGCCGAAATGCCGGCGGTCGTTTTGTGCCGGACGCAATAGCAAGTGAATTGGATGCAGTGGAAATCTCAACTCTGCAACTGCATGAGTTATCAGCGCGCGGATTGTTGTTTGAAGCATTGGAAAGTGCATTAGCCGACGGAGAAATCACCACCGATGAAGAAGACGTAATCCGCAAATTATTAAACAAGCATTTAGCAGCAACACAACACTCAATCGAGTGCGTGATCTCGCTAAATAAACGGCAATAAAAGACCACGGCGGCAACCGTGGCAATTTAGGAAAAAATTAACATGGAAAATATTAATCAAAACGAGACGACAAGTCAAACACAATCAGCGCAAATCCTGAAAGCACTCAAAAACGGCGAGAGATTAACGCACTTAGACGCGGAAAAACGCTTTAACTGCTTACGTCTTGGCGCTCGTATCTATGACCTCAAAAAGCGCGGGCATAACATCATCAGCAAAATGATTACCGTGCCAAGCGGAAACCGTCGAGATTCAGACCGGCATCCACTTGTACAAAGATATGCTAATCCAATCTGTGGCAGTTTCACAGGCGCAAGATGGCAGCGCCACATTCACGATCACCGCGCGAGAAATCTTTGTAGTAAACACCGCTACAACGAAAAGCGGGAAGACTACGACGGCAGGCAATAAGAAAAGTGGTCGGGCGGGTTCGCAATCCGCCGCAAAAACGCAACAAGGCAATACACAGCCGATCGCAAAAGAGCCGAAAAAAACGACCGCACTTTATAACTTAGGTGGAAATATAGCAGGTAAGATTAAGCGTGGTTTAGGAGCGTCGCAATGAAACAAATTCCCGTAACCCAATTCCCCCACCAAGAACAAACGTTCGAATTTAACGGAACCAAGATTCGCCTCACGCTTCGATTTAACAGTGTGGGGCGTTTTTGGGCAATGGATGTATTTGAGCCGGTGAATCAAAAACAAATTTGCACAGGTCAAGCGCTTGCTTGCGGCGTTCCTTTACTTGTCCGCAGTACGCAGCCTTATTTTTTCTTCCTTGAAGATGAAAGCGGTGCGGAGTTAGATCCGATGGAAATATCGGATTTAGGCACTCGTTGTTTTTTGTATATAGGTGAAAAGTCATCGTAAAAACGACCGCACTTTAGAATAAAACAAACCCCGATAGCTGGTAACTATCGGGGTTTTTCATTCCAACTTTCCCAATAAAGAAGGAACAAATTTTGAGTAAGTATAGCAAAACTAAGTTAAAAATCCACTTAAAAGAGGGGTTAGAAATGGAAACAAATGCAAGTCCTATTATGCGCGGTGCAATCGCGTTTTCTATTGTTATTGTTGCCCTTGGATTGTTTGCTTTATGTATCACACCGTTAGATAATGTTTTGATTGAAGTTATAAAATAGCTTTAAGGGGGATGCATGAAGCAATTCGGGCGACGATGGAAACTTGACATAAGCAACGATCAGGAAACGTTGAGCATCGAACAATTGCGGGTGGCATTTGAAATTGATAAGACTATCAACGAGAAGCCAAACCCGGGAAAAATCCAAGTCTGGAATTTAAATCGAGATCACATCAATCAACTTTTAAGTGGTGCGTTTCAAAAAGCTACTTTATCGGTTGGTTATGGCGAATTGCGCCAGATTTATTCCGGTGATATTACAAAAGCACGCGTATTACGTCATGGCTTGGATTTCGTGTTAACGCTAGAATGTGCGGACGGACATCAAGCCTATACGAAATCTCGGGCAACAACGACACTTAACACAAAACAAAAAGGCGAGCTGCATTCGACGGGCGCAATTAGTAGCGATACCGACGTAAAAGCGGCGGGTATTTCCGGCAAGTCACATACTCACCGGGGCGACAGCGGCGGAACAACAGGAACACCACAATGACAACAAGAGTAAGACGGCTGGATAAAAATCACGATTGGACGTTTGGGCAAGGTTTTTCGAACTACGCCACCGAATCTGAAGCTATCGCACAGAATGTACAAACCCGCCTTTGGTCGTTTGCCAATGACTGGTTTCTAGATCTGGAACATGGCTTGCCGTGGCTTGAACAAATGGGGCGCGGTGTGAATCTGGCGGATTGGGAAATTAAAATAAAGCGGCATGTACTGGGAACGGAAGGAGTGTCAAAAATTACCGATTATCAGGCGGATTTTGAACCCGATTCGCGCAAGCTGACAATCTCAATTGACTATCAAGACATTTACGGGCAACAACAGACCGCACGCTATACAGCTTAAAGTGCGGTCAAATCGACCGCATTTTTTAATGAACCGATAAATTAATTTCGCGCCCTAATTTTTAAAGGCTTTTTCAACAAAATCAATTTTTGGATGGGTGGCGAAAATCTAATAAGCGATCGACTTGCGGCATGTGAACATCAAGACGGCGCGCCATTTCAGCTTTTCGCACACCTTGTGCGA